AAATTTTGTATGTGAAGTATTAGATTTAATTGAAGAATTGATGAAATGAGGTAATGTAGATGGAAAATAAAAAAACATTAAAATATTTAAACGATATGAAGAATAGTAAAATGCCACCATTTGATAGTCAATATGAATTTTTCTTTGCTACACTGGAAGATTATTATATTGCAAAATCAAATGGTGCAAAGATAATAAAAGAGGAACTTATGGAATGGGATTCTGAAGCACAAAAAGAAATTGTTAATATATTGGCTGATATTATAGAATCTGATGAATTGATTGGCTTTGATAGAAATGATATTTTATCATTGGTTGACTAAATGGAAGGTTTACAGAGTATAGTAACCGACACATTAGCAAGTATATGTGCTATGGCAGATAAAAAATACAAAAGATGGAACGCAAAGAACTACTAAAATAGAAGATTATAGAAGTGGTAAAATTTCACTGTAAATAATGGAGAATTCAAATGGAATCAATTATAAATGAATTGGCAAGAAAAGATAACTATACAAATGATAAGCAGTATAATTCAGGTTTAAGGCTAATAAAAGAAATGGGGTATCGCCATGTTAGTGGAGAACCTGATGTTAAGTATTATTGCATGTGTAATGGGTACTAAGAATTTGTTGGAAAATTGGAAGAGGTGATATAGTGACAAATATGACACTAAAAGAATTGATAGAATATGAAAGCGAATTATGTAGTTTACAACAAGAATATGAAGGTAAACTTACTAAGATATACGGAGAGGCTGATTCCTCAAATAAAAAGAGGAGACTAACAATTGTTTTGAATCTTATTATTGAAGAAAGGCAGAAAGTAAATCGTCAAAAATATAAACCCGTGTAAATGACGATTTCTTGGTAAATAGAAGGAGATGATTAAATGGCGAGAAAGAAAGTAAATAAAGAATTAACCATAGAAGAACAGTTACAGAAAGAAAGAGAAAATGAATTAAATTTTATTAAAGATGAAGTGCCACATCTGAATGAACCAACTTATAGATTTGAAATAGGAGATAAGGTAAAATATGGTACATTAAAAGACTGTACAGTAAAAGAAGTGTTATATGATGGGAAGGTGTACGGATTACATTGTATTTCTACTGAAGAAAATTATGGAAATCCTTATGATAGAGAAGTATATCGAGTTGTTGGGTGGACTAGCGTTAGACCGCTTACTAATGGGGATTCAAGGTTTAGTAAAAATCAGAATGTAAAAATCAATTTTGTCAATTCAATGATTGAGTCTCTTATTCATAAATATTATGCATTTGGAGTAGATATGAATCCTGAATATCAGAGAGGATATGTATGGGAGTTAGAAGATAAACAGTTACTTATAGATAGTATATTTAATAATATTGATATAGGTAAATTTGCTTTTATTCATTTGGATGATAAGAAATGGACTGAGACAGGTAATGGATATGAAATACTTGATGGAAAGCAGAGATTAAGCACAATTATTGATTTTTATGAGAATAGATTTCCATATAACGGAGTTTATTACAATGACTTATCGGCTAAAGATAAGAATGTTTTCTTAAACCATCATATTGTGCAAGGAGAAGTAAGAGAAGCAGATAGAAAGGCAGTATTAAAATATTTCTTAATGCTCAATAGAACTGGAAAGTCAATGGATCAGTCACAGCTTGATAAGGTTGAGAAGATGTTGGAAGAATAACCCAAAGAAAAATTGCTTTCTTATTAAAGGTGAATCAAATATAGAAATAAGTGTTAGAAGCAGAAATTAACTGCTTCTTTTTTATTACAGAAAATGATGTGATATTATGACAACAATTAGAGATTTTATAGAAAATAACGAAAATGTACCAATTACGATTGAAACATCAGAAACGAAAGACACAACAGATCCATTAAGAAAGGAACTGTGGAAAGGGATGTTATATGACATTCCAAAAGATTTACAGAATCGGGAAGTAATTCAGGAGGGGTATGGGATTGTAGCTCAGTGTAATATACTAACAATTTTAGAGGATGGTGAGAAAAATGAGTAGATATAAAAATGGAAATCCAAAACGACAATCAAGATTCATATGTATGAAATGTATGAATGAAAATATGTTGGCTAGAGGAATCCAGAGACAGAGACAAAGAGAACGAAAACATGTTAAAGACCTATATTGTTTGACTTGTGGCGAAATTACAAAATGTATTGAGGTTAGGTTTTGTGATTCGTATGAAGAAATTTTTGAGGCTGCAAAGATAAAAAGAGAGAATTATTATACAGAAGATTTTAGAAAGGTAGGTTGATAATTATGTGTTATAAGATAGAAGTACAGAATAAAAATGCGGAGAAACTTGATAAAAAATTGAATGAGTTGAATGCACCACAGTTTTTAAGAGATTACTTGAATGAATTGGAAAGTAAAAGTGGAGCGTTAAATTATTTAGTGGCAATTAAAGATTTTTTACAGTGGTTGATTGAAAATAATATCATTAATAAGAAATCAATTTCTGGAATAGAAGTTTCTGATTTTAGTGACTTGCGACCACAAAATATTAGTTCATACCTTAGATATAAGGAAACAAATGGAATGTCGCCAACCACAACGGAAACAAGAAAAAACATCATTAAAAGTTTTATACAGGATATTTATTCATATAGAGAATGTTTGTTGAGAGAAGTTTATAGTAATATAGAAGATTTTTACAAAATGGTTAAATATAAGGGAATCCCATCTGGAAATAACTTAATAAAAAAACTTCCAACAGAAAAGCAGCTTAATGACATGGAAGAGAAGATAATGTGGAAAAAGGATATTCCAGTAAGAAATAGGAATATTGCTATTTTTCGTGTATTAAGAGGTACTGGTATAAGAGAGTCAGAGCTTGCTGGCTTAGATTTGTCTGATTTACATTTGAAGGAAGAAATGCCATACATTACTATTCTTGGCAAAGGTGTGTATAGAGAAATGCAAAACAGAACTGTATATCTCAGCGGATCTGCTTTAAAAGCTTTGAGAGAGTGGTTAGAGTATAGGAGTAGCTTGAATAACATCGTAGACATAGAGGCAGTTTTTATAAATAAGAATGGTACACGTACAACAGAGAAAAACATCAAACAGATATTTGAGAATTATGGTAATGGTATTACACCGCATATGATGCGTCATTATTATGCTAGTATAATGAACAGAAATGGAAATCTTGCATTTGTACAGCAGCAGTTAGGACATAGTAATGTAAATACAACAGTTAATAATTATGCAAATGGTGCAGTGGGAATGAAAGATGTGTTAAACAATATGTAATATGCTATATGTAAAGGACAATACAAAGTTATTTTGTATCGTCCTTAATAAATAATTCGCATGGTGTGCATTCTAATGCTTCACACAACTTATTAATTGTATCAAGTCTAATATTGATTGTTTCTCCATTATAGATTTTACTTACATTATTTGCAGATATTCCTGTCTGTTTAGCAAGCCAATATTGTGTTTTACCTTTTGCATCTAAAAGATTTTTTACATTAAGTTTGTACATATAACACCTCTTCATATATCATTTATTTGTATTATAGTAAAAAATAGTATATTAATCAATAATATATGTTGACATATATTACAATATGATGTATTATATAAAATATCAAAAGGGACAAACAGAGAAAGGAGGGCTAACATAATGGAAATTAAACGTGGTGAAATATATTTCGCTGATATAACTAAATACGATTCTAAAGGCTCAGAACAGAGTGGTAGAAGACCAGTAGTTATTCTTCAGAATAACATTGGAAATAAATTTAGCCCTACCACAATTATTGCAATTATAACTACGAAGTCTAAAAGAGAATTGCCAACCCATGTCGAGTTACATAAAGATGAAGTTAATAAATTAAAACATGATTCTGTTGTAGCTCTTGAGCAAATTACTACAATTGATAAAGATAGGTTGAAATTTAAAATTGGTGAATTATCTGAAAAAGATAGTATTCGTGTTATGGAAGCAATGAAAATAAGTTTGGCTATGATGTAAGAGAGGAGAAAAATTGTATGAAAACGGAAACTTATGATTATACCTCAATTGACGAAGCAATTGAAAGATTACAAAAGCTGAAAGCTGAAGGGAAAAATCCTAAGAATGTAGTAATACTTACAATGGATTTTGATAATAATACTTCTTCAAAGAAAATTGCATCACCTGATGATGGGTGCTTATTAGTTAGAAAATCAAAAACAATAATCATGAATGAAGATGAGTATATCCCTCATATGCAGCTATTCAATACAGAACAAGATATACAAAATATAATTAAAAGAGGAATTATGCATGATATTTTGTTGAGATGATTTACTCGAATATTTGTTCGATTTTATATTGACACAAATGTATGTTCGGAGTAATATAATGGAAAAGGAAATAAATAAAAAAGCTTGACTAGCCAGCTACCAACTTTCTAG